GTCACTTGGTTTTGAAGAAATTCTGGCCGGTGACGGTGCAGGTAACGAGCCTGTAATCAAGATTGATCACGAAGCTTAATTAGCTTTATAAACTGGGGAGGTTTTCCTCCCCAAGTTTTTATTAATGGACTTATGACTGATTTAGTTACTCTTATAGAATATAAAGCTGCTGAAGGGATTAATACCCCTAAAAATGATGAGCAGTTGAATAAAATTATTCCGTCTGTAAGTCAATTAGTAAAAACTTACTGTGCAAATACTTTTGTAGATTATTATAGCACAAATAAAATAGACACAATTAATGTAGATTGGGATACACACATTGTACAACTTACAGAAAGTCCTGTAAATACTATTGTATCTGTAGAGGAGAGATCTAACTACGGAAGCTCTTATTTAACTCTTACTACAGGCGCGTATGAATATTACTTAGACACTATAACAGATAGTATTATTCGTACAACAAACGGTACTTACAAGAACTGGAGTCGTGGCCCAGGCGCAGTTCGTGTAACTTATACTGCGGGATACGCAAGTGTTCCAGCAGATTTGAGACTTGCAGTTTTTGATTTGATTACATACTACTTGAAAGATGAGCACAAAGAGCGACGATCTATTGCTGGCGCTAGTATTCAGAATCAAGCAAGTTCAAGTCAGCGTAACAATGTGGCATTTCCTGACCACATAAAACGCGTACTTGATTTGTATAAGAATTTTTAATGAGTAGTGCTAATCTTAAATCATTTTTAACAAAGCTACAAAAAGAAATGCAATCTAGTAGTAGTACTTATAGAAGATTAGTTTCTGATAAAAAACCGCACACTTTTTACCTAACAGAGCAAACTCTAATAGAGCAGACAATTATACAAGCAGAATCTGATGGTGTAACGGGAAGAAGAAGAGCTCTTACAAAATTAGCAAAAAATTATTTTGCCAAATTACAAAAAGAGTTATCAAAAGAGCTGGCTGGAGTAATCTTTTTAGAGAGAAAAATTAGTGGAAAAGTTATTGACGTAACTGTAGTTGCAGAAGATGCTTATAAAAAAACCAGTACTCATGAAACAAACTTTAAACTGGTACGCTCTCTATTTGTATTTTCTAGAGAAAAATTTTATGAAGGGCTTGAAAAAGTTTATAAAGAAAAACATAAAACTCTAAATAGATCTACTTTTTTAGATATAGGCCATACAGAAGAAAGCGCAGTAGTTAAGAAAAGAATTTCCGATGCCTTATTAACTTTTGGAGAAATACCTAAAAATTTAAAAAACATAGAAGAAATTGAAAGTATATTTTCTTTAACAAAAAATGACGACACTGAAACTATAAGTGTTTCACTAGAGTCGGCGACAGTTAATAGATTAAAAGGCAGCAGAGAAGAGAGAGAAGTAAAATCTAAGTTGTTAAAAGACTTGGACTCCGCATTAACTAAGTTAGACTCTATGAATTTAAAAGGTTCGGACAGCTTTACTGATATTTATCGTAAAAAAGCTATTAAAACTGTATTAAAAGCTTTTGAAGGTCAAAAAAATATTAGAATTAAGAGTGAGAATACAAAAACTAAAAAGTCTAGTAAAGTACCAGTTATTTTATCAACTAAAGGAACAACTACTAAAAAATCAAAAGGTAAATCAGTAGTTAGAGGAACAACTAAAACTAAAACGGGGGCTGCTTCTTTACCTCTACAATTGATAGGGATTTTTAATCAGCAACTTCCACGAGTTCTTGAAAAGAATATGAGAACTCCCGCCCTTGAAAACAGAACAGGAAGATTCGCAAACAGTGTAAAAGTTACGGATGTTACTAGAACAACAAAAGGGTTTCCTAGTTTTGGGTACACTTATGAAAGAAACCCTTATGAAGTATTCGAGGTAGGTAGAGGTAAGGCCCCTTGGGCTACACCAGAAAGAGATCCTCGTATTTTAATTGATAAATCTATGAGAGAAATTGCCTCTCAATTTGCGCTGGGACGATTTTTTACTAGGAGGGTGTAATGGCAGTAGATATAAGTAGACAGTATACTAGTCGACGATCCGCTATTACTAAAGCTTTAGCAGATAAAATTGCAGAAATAGATGGTAAAGGCGTATACCATACTGCAATTGCAGAAGTTAGTCCTCGTCTTAAATTTTGGGATGAAGTTGAAGAGTTCCCTGCAGTTCATTTAAATGCGGGTTCTGAAACTAGAGAATATCAAGGCGGGGGCTATAAAGACCGCTTTTTAAATATTACAATTCGATGCTATGTAAATCAAGAAGATGCTGTAGATGCTCTTGATGAGCTACTTGAAGATGTAGAAACAATTTTAGAAAAAAATAGTAGATTTGCTTACTATGATAGAATGGGCTTAGAGCAAACTACTCAACAAATCACTATTATTAGTATTGATACTGATGAGGGTGTGTTAGAGCCTTTAGGAGTTGGAGAAATTCTTATTGAGGTTCGATACTAGAAACGGCTGGCACGAACAAACGTTCACGTCCAAGCCTTTTCAAAGTTCATAGGAGATAAACTATGGCTCAACAATTATACTTTAGTAGAGACTCGAAACTCTATGTAGAGTTTGATAGTCAGTTGTGGGAAATTCCAGTACTAGATGGATTTAGCTTCTCACAGTCTACTAATACATCTGATATTACCCTTGCAGAAATGCAGGGCGCTGATGGAATTAGCCGTCGAGGCCGACGACTTTTTACAGACTCTCTTGCTCCGGCAGAGTGGTCTTTTAGTACATATGTACGCCCTTTTTATACCGGCACAGAACACCATGCAGTAGAAGAAGTCCTTTGGGGAATTATGGCGGGTGCAGATAAATTTGGATCAGTTTCTTCTGCAGGATCAATTGATGCGCTGGCTCTCACCACCGATACTGCAACTGATCGTGCTCAAGGTACTTATGTTGTAGATGCTGCAGATACAACTTACAGCGGATCTCTCGGAACAGGTGCAACTTTTCAAATTTCCGTAAACTCTTCAGGTACAGCAGATGCAGTTCAAGTAATTAGTGGTGGTACAGACTATACTGCTAGTGAAACCTTTACAGTTCCTGCAAGTCTAGTAGGTGATGGGACAGGTACTTTAACTGTAACAATTTCTACAGTTGATGCAGCAAGTAGTGCTGCTTTTTATAGAAATTTAAATGTAGATGCAAATTCTGATTTTGATGAGCTTGTTTCTATGCCTACAAATGCAAATAATACTATTAACTTTGGTCAGTCAAACAGGGCCGTACTTGCAACTTGTAATCTTTACTTTGCAATGGAGACAAGTACAACTAAACCCATGGTATATAAGCTTTTAAATGCTCAAATTAATGAAGCTTCAATTGATTTTGATGTAGACGGAATTGCTACAATTAACTGGTCGGGTTTTGCAAAAAATATTGTAGATATGCAATCTGCTGGAGATGTATTTGTACAGGCCGGCTCAAGTTTTTCTACTTCTAGAACTGCTGGAGATGTAATTCTTGACAATACAGATGACTTTAAATTGGGTCTTTATACGGGAGCAACCGCAGGGGTTATGGCAACTGATGCAGGAGTTGACTCAACCGCAGCATTTATTCGAAATCGCTTGACGCAATGTATTGTAAATACCACAGACACTGCTGCGTTTCCTTCTGGAGATTATTACCTCACACTTACGGGAGGAAATGTAACCGTTTCAAATAACATTACATACTTGGTACCGGAAGAATTAGGTAACGTAAACCTGCCAATTGAAGGAGTAACCGGCGGTCGAACTGTTTCGGGTAATTTTACTTGTTATCTGACTCTTGATACTGCGGGAGCGAATAAAGGCTCTTCTGTTGATTTGTTTAATGATATGACTACTTCTGGAAAAGGTTTGGATAAAGTTGTAAATGATTTCCAAGTAACCTTCCAAATTGGTGGTGCTACTGCTGACATTCCTCGTTTATATATTAATATGCCGAAAGTACATATTGATGTACCTGTTCACTCAGTAGAAGATGTTATTTCTGTTGAAACTGGATTTGGTGCTTATACAGATGACTTCGATAAGGCAGACGAACTTGTACTTACTTATTTTGGTGATACAGCTTCTGCAAATCAACAATCCTACCCATAATATAATATATAATATTTACTTAAACCCGCTTCGGCGGGTTTTTTCTTTCCAGGTGTTAAAAATAATTCTTGACATTTTTCCTGTGCTTCGATATAATATGTGGTACAAATCAATAACAGATAAAAAAGAGTCTATCTCTCTAGCGAGTCTTATGACTCCAAGTAAAACAGTAGCAATTGATTTTCCTGGCTACGATGGGTTTACAGTTAATTTGTGCCACCTGGCTCGAGAAGAGCTTTTAAAGCTTAGAAAACGCTGTTTAAGTACAAAGTTTAATAGAAAAACCCGGCAGCCCGAAGAAGAGATAGACGACGAAAAGTTTTTAGTCGAATATTGTGCAGCAGTAATTAAAGGCTGGAAAGGATTAAAATTTCGATACCTAGAAGAGCTTCTTTTGGTAGATGTTTCTAATCTTGACCCCGATGATGAACTGCCTTTTACAAAAGACAATGCAGAACTTCTTATGAAGAATGCAAATAACTTTGATACTTGGGTAACAGAAACAGTAGGTGACCTCGAAAATTTTACCAGCAACAAGTAGGGGAAGTTTTTCATCTACTTGAGCGATACGTTAAAGAGTCATCCTCTGATATAGATGTTGAAAAGTATTTAAGACTTTGTGAACAATTAGGTCAAGAACCAGACCCATCTAGAATGCCGCTCGATTCTTCTGAATTTCCAGAAGAAATTCAAGTGGCATTTTTTGTATTTAGTCTTTTATCAGATAAGTGGGACGGAATGTCAGGCTCTTATCTCGGAAAAGACTGGGCCCCTTGCGAGTATATTTTTAAACTTTACGAAATAGACAATAAAAAAGATATCTTTTTTATAATGAAGATGTGGGAGGGGGTAGTTATAAAGTATAGAGCAGAAGAGTCTGAAAGAAAACGTAAAGCAGAGGATCGAAAAGCTAAATCTGCAGGAGGTGGAAAAAACTACACCCATAATGTGCGTGGCTAATGGCAAAAAATAAAGTTTATATTGACGTAGTTGTAGACGATAAAGGTACTACAAAACGTGTAG